TGTTTTATTTCCTTTCTTATTATGTTTGTTTCTTTTTTGCTATTATTCTTATTCATGATGTTTCTATTTTATTATTGTTTTATTAAAATTGCAATAGGTTTGGAAAAATTTATATTTAATAAAATTAAACAAGACTATAAACTATAGTCTTGTCCTTTTTTATTATTATCTTTCATCTCCATCTTGGTCTTGAGATATTGGTGTCTCAAAAGAGGCTTCTTCTTTTCCTTTACTTCTTGCATCTTTTAGTGCTTGCTTATCTGCTTGTTTATAAAGATCTTTTACTATATCATATTTTAAAGCGTTTTTAAAATTATTTTTTTGTTGTGGATTATTCTCTGGTGTTAGTTCTGGTTGTTCTGCTTCTGGTAATGCTTTTTGCTTTCTTTTTTCATTCCATATTTTAAATCTTTTTACAAATTGATACCACTTTGGTTTTTCTTCTTGTTCGCTTCCTTCTTGAGCTGGTTCTGAGGAATTTTCTGTTTCATGAGATTGTTCAGAATTACTATCTTGAGCTGGTTCTGTTCTTGTAATTCTTGTTGGACTTTGATGTTGACTAGGCTCGGAACTTGTTTGTTCTGATGTACTTCTTCCAAGTGTTTCTAATGCTTTCTCATGTTCTGTAATTGACTTTGTATATTTTTTAACTTGTCTATTTAATTGTGCTCTTCTATTATTTAAAGTTACTGCTAAATCTATTTTTCCATTTTTATTTACTACAATTCCATTATCTAATAATTCTTTTAAATCTTCGTCTTTAAAATCTAATCCTTTAATTCCCATTAATAAATCTTTATTTTTAGTAATTTTAACTTCTAATTGTGAAATTTGTGTTGTTAAATCAGCTATTTTCTTAGTATCAATAGGATCAGCTTTTTTCAAATCATCTATTTGTTTTTTCAATTTATCAGTTTCAAGTGTTGAATTCATAATTCCTATTAAATAATTTTTTACAGATGGACTTTTATTAACAATTTCTTGTAATTTTTCAATTTTAGCTTTTTTGTTTGATGCTACTTCTAGTTTTTTCTTTTCATCTTTTAATCGTCTTTCATATCTTTTTTCCATTACTTCTTCAATATGTTTTTTTAGTTCTGGATTTTCTTGCAATTCTTTTAATTTATCATTAATTTGCTCTTGAATTCCCTTTAACTTATCTTGATATGATTTAATATCTTCTCTTATGTCTTCAACTTTTTCATTAAATCCTTTTATTTCTAACTCTACTTTTTTTATCTCTTCACTTTTGCTTTTTACTAATGCTTCATCTTTACTTCTTTTGGCTTGTTCAAGTTCTCCCTCAAGAATTTTTATATCACCTTCTTTAGCTTTCTTATTACTTTCTATTGTTTCAATTTCTTCATTTGCTTTTTTTATTCTATTATTTATGTTATCTAATTTCCCTTTAAGCTTTAAATATTCATCATTTAATTTTTTTAAATCCATATTTTAAAATCCCCTTCCTTTATTAACAACTTAATATTTCATTGCAATTTTCTATTACCGCATCTGCTTCATTTAATAAATTTTCTGTTTCTAATTTTAAATCCACTATAGCATCAATATTTTGTAATAATTCTTCTGTTACCTTTAATTCATTATTTTCCATAGTATCACTTCTCCTTTTTATAAATATCTCTAACGTTTTAATTATAACACCTCTTCAAAATTATGTCAAGTTTGCATAAAAATGTTATTTAATAATATTGATTATAACATATATTTTTTAATTCATTATTGCAATTTCATTAAATTTATATTACAAAAATATTACACAAGTTTAATTATACACAAAAAGAACTATGAAAAACTCATAGTTCTTTTTGTATTTATTCAAATATTATTCAATTATATCAGCAACAACACCTGAACCTACTGTTCTGTTCTAATATTATTATACATTTTTAAACACTCTTAAAGTGCTTATATTTCAACATTTAGTGTTTTTATATTTTCAAACATTTTTAATCGTTTTTGTACTAGAGTGGGAAAAAAGTGGGAAAGTGGGAATTATCTATTCCAATTAAATCCATCTTGAACACCCTTTTTATAAATTTTATTAGAATATTTTTTTAATATATGTAAAAGTATTTTGTCAATTAAATTCAACTTATTACCTCCTCCTTTTATTTATTGGAGATATCTCTATTTTTATTATATCATATTATGTAAATTTTAATAACTACTTTACAGCATAGTTATTTTCTTTCAAAGCCCTTGCTATATCTAATTTACAAAATTCGACTTTTTTCTACAAAATACCACAAATTACCATTTTTCACTATTTTAAATCATCAATTAAATTATCTATATATTCACTTGCTTTATCTTGCTGAGCCAATAATTCATATTTGACATTCTCTATCAAATCTATTGCATCATCATATTTTTTATTTTCTATTGTACTTTTTATATAATCTAATTTTTGAATTAAGTCTTCTGTATTCATTTCAACACCTCTTTGTATAGATTATATCATTTTATAACTATTTTGTAAAATAGTTATTTTATGACCAAGTTGCTTTTAGGCTAGTTAAAATAAATGTAAGTTTGTTCTAAAATATCTATATAGGAGGTGATTAAATGATTTGTATAAATGTAGAGCAATTATTAAAAAAACAAAAGAAAAGTAAATATTGGTTTGTAAAAAATATGGGTGGTAGTTATCAGTCCTTATCTAATTTAATAAATAACACAACTACAAGTATTCATTTTGAAACACTTGAAAGAATTTGTGAAATTTTAGATTGCGAACCTGGAGATATAATTATCAGGAAAAAAGGAAAAAGGAGGAAAGATAAAAATGAGCAAACTACTAAAGCAGTATAATGAATTAAAACAAAAAGACAAAAACAAAGTCTATTTATTTAAAGTTGGAATATTTTATAATATATTAAATGAAGATGCTCGAGTGGTCTCTAATGCACTTGGCCTAAAATTAACGGATCTTAGTCCAGAAATAATAAAATGTGGATTTCCTGTCGCCAAACTAGAAAAATACACTAATTTATTAAAAGCACATCATATAAAATATGAAGTAATTGCCAATCAAACATCTTCTAATCAAATATCTTCTTACGAAAGTATTATAAAAAAAATACAAAGTATTGATTTAAATAATACTACTTTTAAAGAAGCATTTGATATATTATATACTATACAACAAAAATTGAAAAATATACAATAATACCGAAAAATAATAAAAATCGCAAAAATCGAGCCACGAGGTTTCGATTTAAGCGATTTTTATTTTTAATTAGATAAGTTATATACCCTCTAATATTTCAATATTTGTCCAGGATATATTGTATAAGGTGATTTTATTCCATTTTTATCTGCAATAGTCTTCCAGCTTATTCCTAGTTTTGCACCAATTCCTGATAGTGTATCACCTGCTTTTACAGTATAACTTTTTGTTGATGTATTTGCCCCACATTTATTATTAACTATTGCTTGAATTGTATTGTAATCATAGCCTGCTGCTGTTAATTTTTCTTTTCTATTTTGTCCTACATCCCATTTTCCTGCAATAACTTCATTTGCAATTTCTTCATTAGATTTTTTAGATGATGCACCTAAAAGTTCATTAACTCTATTTTGTACTGCATTATAATCATAACCTGCTGAAGTTAATCTTTGTTTTCTCTCGTCTCCGTTTCCCCATTGTTGGTTAATAACCTCTTGTGCTAAATCATCAATAGATTTTGTTGGTGTTGTATTTGAACTTTCTGCATTTATCATTGTTGGATAATCTTTAAAAGATTCGTTCATATCAACATTTCCAGTTATTCCATCAACCTTTCCTGCTGATGTGTATTGCCATAATCCATAAGCATTATGATCAAATTTTGATGAAGCAGACATTGACCACCATGCCATCCATTTATCAAATCTCTCTAATCTTGAAGAATTTAATTTTGTATCAAACCATGATTTTGAAGCATAAATTGCAGCATAATATCCTGATTCTTCAAACATTAAACACTCTTTTTCGCATATATCAATTAAGGTTTCATTTGATGGCATACCATTTCTTTTTTTATACCCATCTGCATCTTCCATATCAATGATTACTGGAAATTTTATTTTATTTTTATAAGGAGCTAAAGTCTTAATAACCAAATTTGCTTCATTCATAGCATTATTTACATTTAATGCATAAGAATATACATATACACCAAATGGCATTCCTACCCTAATACATTCTTCAATATTTCTTATTGCTTTTGAATCAACTGAATTTTGTCCATAACTTATTCTAATTATAGCAAATTCAATTCCTGATGCTTTTACTGCATCCCAATTAATATTACCCTGATGGGCTGAAACATCTATTCCTCTCATTATTCATTACCTCCAAATTCTTTTTCATCTCTTTGAATTTCTCCGTTTCCTAGATTTTCATTTTCTTCCATAAAAATTCCACCTTTCTACATAAAAATAATACAGGAAGAATTTTTATTTTTCTTCCTGTATTTGATATAAAACAGAAAACTTTTACCCTATTTCACATAAAAGTTTCTTAATTTTGATACATTTTGTATTATTCTGTTTTATTTTCTTTTAATTGAGTTCCAAAGTAAAATGCTATAATCATTAAATATATTTGTTCAATATCCATTTGCCCCATTATAGCCTTATAAGCTACAACTAAAGTTAATACTAAAGTTACTAAACTTTTTACATTAATTAATTTTGCGATTTTATCTTTCATAATAGACCTCCTATTTACCTAATTTATCTTCAATTCTTATTAATTTTTCATTAATATTGCTAAATTGTTGAATTGCTCTATCATCGTGTTGTCTATATTCTGCTGTATTATTATCAATGCTTGTTTTTAATAGATTAAGACTTTCTGCTATATTATTATTTGAATTGGAAAGTTCTTTTAAGACTTGTGTATTATTTTCTTTTTCCTCTTTTTTGTCTTTCCTATCAGCAACAAAAATATAAATAAAAAGAGCTGCCAAAACGACAGTTCCTCCATAATTAAATATTAAGTTTGCAAACTCTTCCACATTTTATTCCTCTCTTTCATCATTAGTATTTGGTTCAATAGGAAATTCAACATTATATGGAAAACCCTCTTGTTTTGTTATGTCTCTTAGTGCTTGTCTATATTTTGCATAATTTCCATTGATTGATTCTCCTAATCCTTCGAAGAATTTCTTTACTACTGATATAATAGTCCCTGTAGTTATATTTTCAGGTATTTCTATCCCAAGTCTATCTAGGCACATATATTTATCACTTTCTTGTAATAATTTATTTCTTTTTTCTCTGATTATTGTTGCCAATTCATTAAATTCTGTATCTTTTGCCAATTGTAACCACTCTTTGTATTTTTCAATATCATCATTTAATTCTTTTTCTAATTCATCTCTATAATTTGCTTTTAATCTATATGTATCAAATGAATACTTTTTTTCATTTTCTTCTATTGCTTCTATTTCCTGAACATTGTCAAAAAATACAATATCACATTTTCCGTCAATAATATTTTCTATTTCAAATTTGTTTTCTGGTTTTAAATTGCTTTCTACTTTCATTTCTAATCACTCCCTTGCATTTGTTCAAATCCACATAGGGTTTGACATATTTTTGATTAAAGTTATATGAATTGCAATGTTTTAGCCACCCATAATAACTTAGAGATGCACTAGCATCCGTATAACTAATATTATTTTTTTTATAAATCTTTTTGTATCTTCTTTTTATTCTCAAAAAATTACTTTTTCGTAAAGTAGTATATCCTCTATAAAACCTATAACCTAAAAAATCAAGTGGTCTTGAATCAACTTTAAATAATTGCCAATTCTCTTTTAGTGTCAATTTTTCCTGTTTTAAAAATATTTCTATTTTGTCTTTTATTTTATGCAATTCCTTTTTATTTCTATGAAATAGCACCATATCATCCATATATCTTAAATAATATGGAACTTTCAACTCCTCTTTAATATAATGATCCAAGTCTTGTAAAAAGAAATTTGCAAACCATTGACTGGTATAATTTCCGTATTGGAACTCCACTTTCTGTACTATCTATAATAATATCTATTAAATCCAAAGTGTCCCTATCTTTTATAATTCGCAAAAATTTATTTTTTAATATTTGTTTATCTATACTTGGATAAAATTTTTTAATATCTAATTTCAAACAGTATTTAGTATTTTTTCTATCTCTCACAAGTATTTTCTTTAAATATTTCATCCCATGCATTATTCCTCTATTTTTTACTGAGCCACAGCAATATTCATACATTCCCTTCATTATAAGTGGTTGTATTTGTTGCATTAAAGCCCAATGAACAATTTGATCAGGATAAAAACATGGTTTATATATAATTCTCTCTTTTTTTCTTACTCCATCATGAATTTTCATTTCTACATAAGGCTTTGGTTTATATGTTTTTGTTGAAAGTTTTTTATATATTTCCTCAACATAAAATACACTATTATTTATTACTTGACTCACATTTTCTCTTTGTTTTTTACCTTTTGAAGCATTAAGCATAGCTTTATATATATTGTTTTTATCAATTATTTTAGGATAAATATTTTTAGCTGTTTTCATTTTTACTCCTGGTTATCTTATTTTTGTCTACCGACTTTTCATTTAAAAGAAACTACTAGGCCAGTCCAGTTCGACTAATTTTCAGCAAGGGCTGTGGAAAATGATGTGTAATAATAAATTATTATTTTCAAAAATAAAAACACGAGCCCCGCAATTCCAATTCGCATTCGAAGAGTCATTGTTCAAATTCCAATACCACAAGCCATCGTTAGTACCATTGTTCGAATTACCGCCAACACGAGCAACCCTAAACGAGAAACAAATGCTAGAACTCCTACACATCAAATCCCATTGCCAAATATTATACTAAAATAAAAACAAAAAAATAACTACTCTACAAAATAGTTAGGTTAGCTGGGAGGCTGGTCGCCCCCAGACCCCCACTTTACTGGTATTTAAGAACACGAGCCCCGCAAGTCCAAGTCGCACCCGAAGAGTCATCGTTCAAATACCAAGACCACAAGCCATCGAGAGTACCATAGTACGAATAACCGCCAACACGAGCAACCCTATTTCCAGCTGCAGAGCACCAATAATAATCCGTTGTTCCTGTACTGCTATTTGCCCCTATTTCTGTTGGTAGTTGTATTAGTGGATGATTCATGTCAAAACCTAAATCTTTTGTCCAACCTTCTTTTTTAGAATTTACATATCCTAATTTTTCATAAGGTGCTTCAAATTTATCACTTACATATTGTGCTGGATCATAGCAAATGTATGCCTGACAATCCTTAATATTTATTCCATCCACAAACATAAATATATTTGAATGTATTCCTTCTATACCTCTATATATAACATTGTGTTTATTATCATTTATTAAGCATCCTGATTTCATTCCTAATGAGTCACATTGACCTGCTGATTGAACACAAGTCCATATTGTAGTTGTTAATGTTATACTAGCAATAGGGTCTCCATCAAATACAATTTCTTTTGCATTTGTTTCTCCTTCAGTATAACTATTTATTGCTGTTATAGTTTTTATAACAGATGATGCACTATCGTATGACCCAATTCTTACTTGTTGGCCTACTACAAATGAATTTCCTGCTGATGTATTTACTATAATTCTATTAGTATTAGATTCTGCAAGTAAAGCTACATCTCCGTTATTATGTCTCATAGCAGAACAACCATTTCCAAGTGTTGATTGTGAATTAAAACTTGCATATTCCACTAGATATAAACACTGTATAGCAAAATATCTCCAATCTAATAAGCAATAGTCGCTTCCAAGGCCTTGTACTAATGTTCTATATTGTTTTATGTTTTTAAAGTCTGCCCCTGCTAATCCACTGTAACTATGTAATTTACCATCTGTTCCTATTCCAGTTAAGTATCTTGCAATATCAAATTCTTTAATTTCTTTATAATCAGCTTTGTTGTAATCAGCAATTGATATATACCAATAATCATTTTCTTGCCATATTTTTATCCAAAAAGTAGGGATATGTGTATATACATCTCCATTGCTACCATCAAAAGCAAAATCCGCATCTCCATAATATGCTTTTTTCTTTCCTGTTTCCAGATCCAAGTTAAATGATATGATATCCTTCCAAGGCGAAAGATTATCAAAATCGTTTTGCACAGTCCCTCCGTTTTTTGTTGCATTTGCTATTAATCCTACTGCATCATCTAACCTTTCCCAAGCTGCAGATGTATTATTTGATATTTTTCTTCTTATTGTATAAATATGACCTCTAGTTGAAGCTATATTGTCTAATTTATTATTTATAGTTGTTATATTTCCCTTTAAAGTTGTTATATCAGTAGTATTTTTTGATATATTATTTTTATTTGTTGAAATATCTTTTTTTACTGCTGTATCATTATAATTACTTAAGCCTGCTAATTTGTTCTTTTCAGCTGTTGTATAATCATTTGTACTTAATCCCTTTCCTGTTACTTTATCAACTTTTCCATCACTAACTTTCTTTATTCCATTGTCTATTTTCGTCCAGTTATCATTTAATGCTTTATCAACATCAAAATTTGAATCTAGGTCTTCACTATTGTTAGTATCCCATTTAAATAAATTTAAAAAGCTTGTCCATAATGCCATTTTAAAATCCTCCTAACTAAAATTTATTTTTTTTCCATCTAAATACACATCACCATTCCATATTTGTAAAGCTCCTCCAATGCTTTCTCTATACATTCCATTTATTGCAACTCCATTTTTTGTTATTGCTATTCCTGGCTTTCCGCTTCCTAATATAAAATCGTATGTTGCTGTTGTTAACTTATCTGATATAGTAATCTCAACATCATAACTTTTATTGATATCAAATCCCTTGGCTTCTAAGTCTCCTTTTATTTGTCCTGAAAAACTAAATGTTTTACCATTTCTTGTAGGGTTCAAATTGGTTGTTCCTGTTTTCCAAGTATTAGATGTTGTTTCTTTATATCTATAAGTACAACTTTTTATTTCATTTAATACAGCTCCAAAACTGCCTTCCCATATAGAACCATTGAATGTAAGAGTTGAAATTGAACCAATTCCGTTTTCTCTTATTACTTCTACTTTGTTCAATGTAATTGCAGTGTAATCAATGTATCTTGATGGGGATATTTGTTTCAATGAACTATTACCTCTACTATCAATTGCATACATTGTAAATATATTGCTCTTAACCGCATTTATAGTAGTTTGTACATTTGCTGTAGATGAATAGTTGACATCAACTTGACTACTTGCAATAACAAATCTATATTTAGATATTGAAGCATAATTTTTTGCAACAGCTTTATTGGCTGTTGAAATTGTTGCCCTTACATTGCTATATCCCTTTATGATATACTGATTATTTCCTGTTAATGCTATTGTTTTAGAATTTATATCTTCATAAACAAAATTAGAAAAAGTAGGATTTGAATTTACTACATTCAAAGTTCCTACTTTTTCACTATAATACTCTGCATTTCCGTATGTAATTATTCCTACTTTTATTGAAATCGAATTGCTATTTGGAGAATACTGCAGCATTGACAATATTTGTTCCTTTGTCCATGTATAACTTGTACTTGTTGTTTTTCCTGAAGTCAATCTTCTCGTACCACTTGGACAGTCCAAAAAATATGCAATTTGATTTCCTGATGGATTTGTACATTGAACTGTTAAAGAGCTATCACTATTTATACTGAAATTATTTCCAGGAGATGTTATTCTAGCAATATCTTTGGTTGTCATTGAAATTGTATTACTTTCAGACCACAACCCACTATCTGCTCTCCTTAGTCTAGTTTGTATTGAATATGTTGTATTTGGACTTAAATTTCCAATATTAAACCATCCACTTTGATTATTGGCTGCAACCGCATCTCCTGCATTTATCCAATTTCCACCATTTAATCTATATTGAGTCCAATCTCTAGCAGGACTACAATTCCAACTTACTTGCAATGTATTTAAATAACTTGCTGAAGCATATAAATTACAACTATTTAAATATCTCGGAATATTGTTAATCCACCAACTTCCACTACCACTGCAATTAACCGCTACAGTATAAATTCCAGCTTCAGCATAAGCACTAAATTGTCTACTTCCATCATTATTATGATATATTCTTTTTGTTCCTGATGCTACAGTTGTACCATTATATAAATTAAATCTAGTTGAATTATAATATACCTGCTCTCCATCAATTACTACTTTTACATTTCCAGTTTTATACCATTTGGTAGTGCTACCACCAGAACCAACAAGATTCCAGCCTATATCAGTGTAATTTCCTCCTATATCCTGTCCATTAATCCACCAATTAAAGGTTAAATAACGAACACTATATGAGCCTGTACCAAAAGAACCACTATTTGCCATTTGCTTTTCCTCCTATAATAAACTACTTAGCCATATTTGAGAATCAACTTGTTGTACCAACATACCAGCAATCTGTGCTTTTGTTCTTACTACCATTTCCTCTGTTTCCATGCCTTTATCAGTAAATTCAGCAACAGTTTCTTCAGTATTTGTATTTACAACTCTTATTCCGTCTGCATCAGCATCAAGTTCAGTATTTTTTGTACTAGATTTAACTTTAATTCCTTTTCCTATTTGAACTGTGTCTGTAATAGTTTCATTTGCATTTTGTGACCAAGTTTGTTTTGTATTTCCTATATTACACATCAAGTCAGTTAGAATAAAACCATCTGCTGTATCTGAATAAATTCTAAATTCTAACGTATTTGATGTAACTTCTATTGTAAAATCTTTTTCTATAAATTTATTCCCTGTACTCTCTAATTTCCATCTTTTGTCGTTTATTTCTATTGCACCACCTGCAAGCTCTACAAGTTTTTTATATGAAAAACTTACATTATAAATTCCATTTTTTACTTGAATAACTTGTTTTGCTGTTCCAACTTTAATTTTATAGCCAAGGCCACTTATAGAATTATTTTTTATTTCCGTATCCGTATATTCTTCAATATCTCCATCAAAATTTTCGGCTTTATATGAAAAAAGATTGTCACCACCAGAATTACTTACTGTGTTTGTAAGTCCATTAATTGTCTGTTTTAAGCTTTCTATTTGTTCCTTAGAGTCGTGTTCAACATTTTGTATTTTCATTTCTGTGCTTTCTAAGTCCATTGATATTGAATTTACTTTGTTGTTCGTTTCTCCTTGTTGCTCTATAATCATTTTTATTTGATTGTCTTGTTTGTTACATATTATTTCTGTATTAGTAAGTCTTTTTTCAATACTGGTTGCATATTCATATTTGGTTTCAGAGTATTGTGTTTCTTCAGTATATGATTTTTCTTTTATTCCTGAATTTATCGTTTCAACAATATTAAATAATATTGTTTTAAATTCTTCATTTTTTAAATTTTTTAGTGTAACAATATCTCCAAATTCAAAATACCCAAATCCAAACGAGGTATATTCAAAAGCATAATATTGCAGACCCTTTATTTTTTCATAAATATTAACAATAAAATCTTCCCTGTTTTTATCCATTATTTGATTATTATCAATTCTAACTGAAATTCTATCTTCAGCTTTTATGTTCTCTGGATAATATATATTATCTTCTTGTGGTGATCTCCCTAAAACTAAAGAATTAAAAGCACCTATAAACTTTCCAATGGTTAATTTTTCTAAATCGTTCTCGTCAATTGTTTCACCTGTTTCAGTAGGATAAGCAACATACAGGTCTTTATTAAATATTTTTATAAATCCACCTGCAGCTGCTGCAATTTCATCCAATATATCTCTATATGTAAGATTTAATCCTAAATATTTATCTTCAGATATTATTTTGTCTGAATTAGTAAAAACTTTTGTTTTTAAATTAAATTCAAACTTTGTACATATCGCCTGCAATAAATCTGCTACAGTTATATCTCCATTTTCATAATCTAGTGATAATGGATCATCATCATATTTTATATGAGTATCTATTAAATGGTCATACAAATATAATTTAATTGAATTGGAATCAACAACCTCTTCTTTGTCATATACAACATATTCTCCATAGTCTATGTATTCATAATTTTCAAATTCAGATGTTCTAACTCCTAATTGCACATTTATTGTAGAGGCTGAAGCAATGTTTTCTCTACTTTCTTTTTGAATTAAATACTTATTTCTTAAAGATGAAAACATTCCTACAGCCATATCATCTACTTCTTTTACTGAATAGGATTTATTTAAATCGGTTGCCAAATATTTCACTCTTGAATTATTTATATTTCTTACTTTGCTTTCATGTACTTGCCTTACTGTCAAAAGTTTATCAACCTCTATTGAAGTATAATTTTCTATTTCCAATGTAAGCTGTCTCATTACAGATGTAAATAATTCTCCATTAACTGAAGGTTCAGCACTTTTCACATAAGTCTTATCTAATGTTGTTTTTCCAAAGCTTAAAAGCATATTTAGCTGTTTACCATATACTTTCATTTTTTGCTTAAATGTATCACTTGTTTTTAACATGCTTATCCTCCCTTTCATTTGGAATCAAATTAACTGGAAAAGATTTATATTTCATATCTTCCATTCTTAGCAAGTCCTCTTCATAATCATTTGCATAATAATCTGCTGTACAGGTACATTGATATTTATTGTTATAATATTCAACTTCTATTGTTGCTGAATCAAGTATCTTTTCTATTTCTGACATTTCCTCTGCATCTAATGGTTCAATTTCAAGCATAATTTTAGGGAAGTTTCCTACTAAAGAGCCTTTCATACTTCCTGCCATATTTCTTCCTGTATCAGAACTCCAAAGTTTGTTTCTCCCCAATTTATAACTTATTATGCAATCAAATGTTTTTCCATTTAATTTTAATAATTTTCCACTATATTTCATATCTTGCACCTCCCATTAGTTGCTAATGCGAGCCTATCATTTCTTTTCCTTATTTGCCTTTGAACTATTTCTCCATCGACTGTTACATTTACAATAATGTCTCCATCATCATTTCCATTAGAAGGCTTGTCATCTTGATCCTTAAACATTTTCAATGCTGTAAGTATCATATCTAGCATTTTATCTTCAGGTGCAACAATTTCTCCTTGTGTTTTATTGTCACCAATCATTGCAAGTTGTGGTGTATTTGCTTTTACATATCCACCTTGAGCAAGTTTTGGCACGTTAAGTGTATTTAATTTTGAAATATTTACTCCTGGAATTGCGTTTATAACATCTAATGCCCCATTTATCATTTTAATAAACTTATTTACAATATTTTCAACAGACCTTAGAACTCCATTTATTCCAGCTTTTACTGCTCCACTCATTGAGTCACCTATTTTTGTTCCCAGTTCACTAAATGTATTTCTAACTCTGTCCCAAACTCCTGTAAAGAATGATGCTATATTGTTAAATATTGATGTTATTTTGTTATATGCTGTTTGGAAAGTATTCACTATTCCATTTTTTATATTAGTTACTGCATTTACTATGTTATTTTTTATTGTATTCCATATATTAGATGCCGTATTTTTTATTGAATTAAATATATTTGAAACTGTATTCTTGATATTGTTAAATACTGTTGAAATAGCAGATTTAATTGCATTTATTGCATTGCTTATTGCTGTCTTAATCGCATTCCAAATTGTTGTTACAAATCCACTGATTCCATTCCATATATTTTCCCAAATAGTTTTTATTGCATTTAATACCGTTGAAATTTGTGCCTTTACAATATTTATATAAGTTTCTACAATTCCTTTTAATGCATTCCAAATTGTCTCAAAGAAGCCTTTTATTGCTTCCCATATACCTGTAAAGAATGTTTTTATTCCTTCCCAAGCTTTACTCCAATCTCCTGTAAAAACACCAACAATAAAATCAATTAATCCTTTGAAAGTATCAATAATTCCTCCAATTGTATCTGCTATTGAACCAAATACATTTTTTATAGTATTCCAAATGCTTTCAAAAATAGGAACTAATACTGGAATGATGTTAGCAATAATCCAATCAATTAGTGGTTTTAACCACATTTCCCATAAAGTTTGAATTGCTGTAACAACAGAACCGACAAATTCGCCTATTTTATCTACCAATGGTCTTAAGTGTTCTTCCCATAGGCTTCCAAGGCCATCTGCTATATTGTTCATAAATGGCACAACATATTCATTGTAAACATCTAAAAATTTGCTAAATGTATCACTAAGTCCAGTTTTTAGGCTTTCCATAAAAGGACTAATATAGTTGTCATATACTTCGTTCCATTTATCCCCCACATAAGTCATTGCATCTGCAAGAGTTCCTGTTACCGTTTGTATTGGAGTTAATACATTATTAAAAGTTTCCTTTAATTTATCAACATTATCTATAATTGGTTGGAATAATATTCCCTTTATATCTTTGGCAAATTTTGCACATAATTCGTTTGCACTCATTATTGGATTTGCAAACATTGCAATAATATTTGCACCTATCTGCTTTGCTTTATCACTTTTAAATACATCTGATAATTCCCCTAATGCTTGTGCAAAATTTCCTGATAGAGCCATATCTTCACTTGAAATATCGAACATATTGCATATATGTGTTTTTATTCTGTCTACATATTGCTCTAAGTATATGTCTATACTCCCTACAAAAAACTCTGCAATATTAGTTCCTATTCTCGCTACTGCACCTGTCATTTGCCCTAGTGAATATAAACAAGTATCAACCCATTGTTGTGCCGAATATAAAACATCTGGGTCAGTCCATATATCGACAATAGCATTTTTTATATTTAATAAATGATCTAGTATTCCATCAAAATTCGTGTCACCAAATCCTGCATCAAATCCTTCTTTGAATATACTTGCTAATTCTTTTACTTTTTCTATTAATCCTGTGAATACAGATGTATCTTCCTGGACTGTACTTGAAACATCTAATGATTCTTTTATTCCACCTGAAGAACCACCAGAGCCACTACCACTTCCTGAACTACTATCACTATTATCATCCAGCTTATTTATTTCGTCCCAGCCAGCCAATGATTTTTTTATTTTTTTAGCTGACTTTGAAGCACTATCTCCTACACTTCCTACAGCATCCGATGCTTTATCTGCATTTGTCGCCATATCTCCAATGCCATTTGAAACTGTTTCAACACTATCTGCTTTTAATCCAAACAAAGATAATAACCCAGCTAACGATGTAAACAACTTTGTTATAGCATTTGTTGCTGCAGTTATCATTGGAACGAATAATTTAGCAAGTGGCTGTATTACATTTCCAATAGCTGTTTTCATATTTGTAAAAGCAGTATTTAATTGTGCTATTTTTCCAGAATAAGTATTTGCATAAATTGCTGCATCATTACTTTGAAATTTTGTTTCCTCTAAGATACCATTTACTTCTGCTTGTATTTTTTGTTCTTGTGTTAATTTATCTCTTGTAGTTCCAATAGATTTTGCATAGTCTTCCCACATTTTTGCAACATTTTTGGTTACACCAGCATTATCTACAACAACGGAATTTTCATTTTTCAAACCTTCTGTTGCTGTTTGAACTGCATCACCAAGTGAATATGTACTTTGTCTTGCAAATGTAGCACTATTTTTTAATGCATTCATTGTCTTTTTTATTTGGTCTGAACTATATCCTCTTAATGCCAAGTTTTTATATGCAGCAACAGCATTATTCAATGGTACTAAACCATCTGAAACATAATCGTTTATAAAAGATTTAGCTTGTTGAAAACTTTTTCCTTGTCCTGTTAATATAGAATTTAATCCTATCCAGGCATTTGCTGTTTCACTTGCTACACTTACACACTCTTTACCAAATTTGGCTATTGCTGTAACAGAAAAAGCTGCAATTGCAGCCTTTCCTATCTTTGCTAATGATGATGAGATTTTAGAAGAAGCGGTATTTGCCTGTCCATCAATGTTCTTTAGTTGTGATTTGAATTTATCACTATTAAGTATTAAACTTAAATCAATTTCTCCTACATTTGTGCTCATTCATCTCACCTCACTTATCAGCCATGGATTTAAACATATTCTTTATGTTTTCCATTGCTGTATTATAATTTTCCTCACTTATTTGAGATGCAGATTTTCTTAGCCATTCATTTCTAATTCGATTTTCTTCAGGAGTAAATCTTTTCAATGCTTCTGGGTCAGTTTCTTTTCTTATTCTTACTATATTCCCCAATGGTGTTTCACCATTTAATCCTGCAATATCACTAATTAATTCTCCCCAATCTAAATCACTTATTTCTTTTCTTATACTATATCCATATTGTGTCTTTAAGCTTGATGCTATTAAATCCCAATCTTCAAATAAATCATATCCTGGATCATACGTTGATGTATTATTGAAATCGTTTCTCCATTTCCTCGAAATCCACTTCATTTACTATTGCTGATAAAGCAATAATTACTGTTCTTAGTCCAGGTATTGTAAGCTTCATATCTTTTATTGTTTGTAATGCTTCTTTTCCTAAAAGCATCTCAATCATTTCATACATAACTTCAATAGAAAATTCTTTGTTTTTTAATTTTTCTTGTACTAACAAATAATTATCAGCACTTGTATCTACTTCATAAACCTTTCCTTCAGCTATTTTTATTGTTTGTTTTTCTTTTCCTAATTTTGTACTAATATCTACTACTGCCATATTAAATTCCTCCATTTCATTATTTTAAATAAAAAAAAATAAGCCCCAGTATGAACTATACTGAGGCACTTTTTATGCTGCTGGTGTTACAGTTGGTTTTCCGTTTGACATAACCTCAAATTCTAAAGGTGCTACATTTGTACTGTCTCCTGTTCCTGCATTACTTACAGATATTAAGCAATCAAATTCTACAGTAGTACCATCTGCAAATTCCCATGAGAATTTAGATTCTACATTTTTTCCTGATGCAAATAGTTTTGAAGCGACATAATCGTTTCCTGCATCTCCTACATTTCTCTTACCAGAAATACTAATAGAAAAACCTTTTCCTGTTTGCATTCTTCTAATCCAACCTTCTGTTGTCATAGGAGTCCACTCTTCAACATTATTGTCCATAGATAGTGAAAAAGTTTCGCAATCAGCGATTGTTTTCATATCTTCTTTTGTTGAAGTAGAACCTTTTACTCCTATTTTAAACACATTATCATATACTGGATAAACTCCAGTTGTAACTGTTGCCATGGCTTACTCCTCCTTTTTTTCATAATAAAAAGTCGCTTGTATAACCCTTTCATAGATGTTTTTACTATCAGTTCCAACATCTATTGGTTCAGGTACAAGCAACTTAATAAAGTTTATTTTTATATCATTTATTTTGAAATTTCTTAAGCACAAAAGTTTGTTATACAAATCAAGTGCTTTTAATTCAGTTTCTTTTGCATTAGTATTCCAATGAATTAAAATACTAACTGACTTCTCCATAGTTTTTGTAGTATTTAGTCCACCAATAGCAATAGTTGGATTGCTACTTCTCTCTAATTGATACACTCCTATGGATTTATCTTTTTTATTATCTAATTTTCCAATATAAAAGTAATCTGCAATAATACAACTATCTTTTGATAATTGTTTTAGTGTTAAATTATTCAATTCCTTTACAGACATTTTTTGAAGATCAGAAACTGATACTACATCAAGTTGTTTTAGCCAATCCTTAATATCAGCTAATCCTAACATCATAAACCAGCCTCCTTTTTATATAATTTTGAAAATGTTTTACTACAAAAATCCTTATTTTTCCCACTTATCCATGGTTCGTACCATTCGCCTCTTGCATTTGCATTTTCAGCTTTACTAAAGTTGTATTCAGGATGATAATACATTCTTCTAGTATAAGGTGTAGATGTTATTAAATCCACCTTTCCTTTTTTACTATTTGAATAATCTGGTGCTGTATTATCATTTTGCATATTTCCTGTTTTAAATGGCATTACTTGTGATTCCACTACTTCTGTATATAAAGCATCAACTGTCTGTTCTAATGCTTTTACTGTTGCATTATCTAATTGAGTTATCTTTGCTCTATTTATTTTTATTTTTGAAGAGACACATTTACTCATATTACATAATCTCCAATTTAACATAGTTTACAGAACCATCAGGATTCCTTGCTTTAGTACCTTGATATATTTCTCTAGTTTCGCCAAATATTGTAGCTTTTCCGCCAGATATTACAGCTAAATCAGGAGCAATATCTTTGGAAAATAAAGCTACAGCATTTATTTGTATAATTACTTTTTCAGTAGTTAATACTCTTTTTGCTTTATCTTGATAATTACATTTAAAGTCTCCTTCTAATGCAATTATAGGACTGCCCTCTTCTGATACTTCTTCACTATATAAAACAATGTGTATTTCAGTTTTGCAATCTTTTTCTCTAACTAAACTAGGATACTTCATCTTAATACCTCACATTTCTACAAGTTAATCCTGTTTGAGCCAATAAACAATAATAGTCCTTTGGTATAGCAACCCCATTTTGTATTTGAACATTCCAACTTTTGCCGAAGCTCATTGATACTCCATTTATTGCATAGCTTGAAAGTGGTGTTTTTAGTATATCTGCATTTTCATATTCAAAATCAGCAAGTTTGCATACTACTTCTCTTATAATGCTTTGTTGAAATTCAGTTAAATTATCAAACTTTTTTCTAACAATTCGATTATAAGTTAAAGTATCTATATGCATACTTGCTTCTTTTATTTTTTCTTCAAATTTATCTTCGGGAATTACATCACCTTTATATGTATTTTGATAATATTTTTTATCCACATACATATTCATATATATCAACTCCGATTAGCTTTGTTTTTCAATATAGAATTGAATAGCATCGTGTTTTTTGTTGTAAATAAATACATCTTCAAATGATTCTTCAAAATATGTATATTTACCTTGTGATAAAGCACTTGGCAATCCTAATTCTGCAAAATCATAAGTGATTACTGGTATTACAACACTTGGATGTATTAACATCATTTTTACTGCTTTTGCATCTGCTGCAACTTCAAATCCATCATCAGCTTTTAAGTTGAATTTAGATTTCATTACAGATGTTGGTACATTTATAACCTCTACTTCATCAATTCTTGAAACAGTTCTTCCAAGTACAGAATTTCCTGATGTTCTAACAACATCTTTTGCAGTATCAATAAGTGTTTTTGTATATGTATCAACATATAATAATCTTCCTGAACCAGGAACTCTCTTTTCGTCCATCTTGTCCATCATTTTATCAAATTTTGTTAATACGTTTGCTGCAGTTAATACATCGTCTTCACTAACCGCTTCTAAAGCATTTTTCAAAGAATACAATGCTGTTATCATTTCAGCATCCATTTCTGGGAATTTTTGCTCTTCGTTCATTACCTTTGTAATGTTTTGTATAGATGCAACATGATTTGTTTCATCTATATCTCTTGGATGTACTAAAGTATTCCATGTTCTGTGAGTCTTTAATGTTTTTGACTCTTCAGCATTGTTGAAATTTCTAGCGAATGAGCCTATTGTGTCTCTATCACCATTAGATCTACCTTTTACTGTTAAGCTTGGTAGTATAACTGTGTTATTATTTAAAAATTTTACATCTGGTTTTGTTGCACTCCATAAAGCTCCAAAGTATAAAGTATATGGATATGCTTGAGCTAAAGCTTGTGAATATTCTTTAGCATAATTTAAATTTGCTTTTGCAAATGCCATAATAAATTACCTCTTTTCTTTAATTATTTTTTAGGTCTTACACCAGCAAATCCAAAGTCAAATACAGAATTATTTGAGTTTGTATTGTTGTTGGTATCAGCACCAACTGTTATTCCTACAACTCCATTAAGTTGTTTTTTTAGTCCAGGAATATCATCAACGACCTTTTGTAATGCTGTTTTTAATGTGTCTTCTTGAATCTTTCCATCTTTACCCATACAATTATTTAAATCTGCCATTTTCAATAAATATGGCATTGTCTTAATATCAACATTTAAATCATCAACATAGTCATAAGCTTTCTTTTCTATTTCTAGTCTTTGTTTTTCTAGTTGTATTTTTTGTAAAGATGCTTGAACTTCAGACAATTCCTTGTTTTGAGCATTAGCTTGATTTGCTTTTTCCGTTTTAAATGCACTTATTGCACTTTCCATTTCTTCAGCACTCAAACCTTGCTTTTGAAAATAACTTTTTAATATGCTATCTTCTGTTTTTACATTTCTTGCATCAATCATTTCTTGAATTTTGTTATAATCAATAGCATTAGATGCTTGATTTGTATTGTTGTTTTGCCCTGTAGTGTTTTGGGCATTTGGATTAGAATTTGCATTGTTATTTGCTTCATTTCCTTCCATTTCACTACCTCCTACTTTTTTAAGTCTTGAATGACTATTAATAAATTACACATGCTTTTATTCTCATCAGTGTTTGGAGCATATAAAAAAGAGCCTTTCAGCTCTTAATTAATCTGTATATAAACTTCTTTGTAATTCTTCGTATCTTTCTTTTGATACTTTATATTTTCCTTTTCCTGCTTTTACAGGTTTGTTTCCTTCTATTTTTTCATCTTTGATAAATACATCTTTGGGATTATACACAATATTTGCATCGTATTTATCTCTAAACATTTCTATTACTGTTACAACTTTCTCTTTTGAAACACCTTCATCTTCAGATGTTTTTTCTTCTACTATTTCTTCTGTAGTTGTTTTTTCTTCATTTTTTTCTACTGCTTCATTTACAGCCTCTTCTTTTAATTCTTCTTTGTTTTTAGCCATTTTACTTACCTCCTATAATTTTATACACTTATTTTCAAATTTCTTATATGCATCAAAATACAATTCTTTTTTGTCTCCATTGTATGTAAGTTCATAATACATACCATCTAATAAACTGGTACTTAATAAAGCTTTATGATTTTGTAATGTTTTACAATACCAAACATCAAATACTTCAAATTCTGGTATATTATCACTTTTATCTAAATGTTCAATTGCATATTGCTTTACTATTTCCTTGCATTTTTCAATAAACTCCTTACTTCCCATAGTTTTCCCTCCTTTCACTCATCATAAAATTGTGCTTGACTATTGCTTTTAAATCTTTCTTTGTAATTTTGCCAAGCTATTCTTTTATTGTGATATTTTTCAATATTTTCTTTATCTGTACTTCCAAGTTCAAGTCTGGAATATTTATCAATATTTCTTTCTATATAGTTTAGTTTTTGTTCTTTTATGTAATTTTGCCTTTTAATTTCAAGTTGTTCCTCTGTAGGTGGTGTTGGCCTGGTATTAATACCTGGAAAATAAGTTACTGTCGTATCCTTACAATTTGGATGAAACAACTTTTCCTTAACTGCTGCACTTAACAAAGGATATCCAGTTTCTTTGCTTTCCGCTTCTGTTCCTCCACTCCATACATCATCAATAAAAACTTTTCCTTGGAACTTAATGCAATAAGGACATCCTCCTCCACGATTAGGAACTAGAACTGTATGTACTCCCCATTCATTTCTTTTTGTTCCTTCGCCTTGTAAGTATGCCCTTTTATTTGCTGTTCTTATTGCCATTTCAGCATAAGATGAAATATTTACCATTGAACCATTTGCATATTCAATATTATTTATTCCTTTTGCCAGAAAATCCTTTGTAGCCATATCAACTGCTTGTTGAACAGTCCCTGACCCTGTATTTGCATATACCTGTGCTTGGTATATTGTTTTTCTATATTGATCATTGGTGTACCTCAATATTGACATTTCTGCTTTTTTAAAATTATCTGTTGTTTCATTTATTAGTGCTTTTAATTTTCTTTCATTTATTTTAAAAAAGCTTCCTTCCGTTTGATTCACTAAATCATATATTCTGGTCAATTGTTTCTTTTTTATTCTTTTATTTTTACTGGTCTTGTAAATATGCCACATTTTGTTTATTTTTTTATCGCTACTACTAAAATTTCCTTGCTTTATTGCTTCTAATATTACATTTTCTTGTTTTAATTTTCCATTTTCATAACTTTTCTTTATTAGTTCTTCAATGTCTTCATTTATAGTAGAAAAATCATTTTTAAATAATTCCTTATTATCTTTTTTAAATTTTTCAAGTGATTTTAATTGTTCTGTTTGCCAAGCACTCCAATTCATATCTTCCATTTTTTCCTCTTCTAAGTGCCTTGTAAGGTTTCTTTTCATTGATTCAATTAAAGTGGTTTCTATTCTTTGAAATGCTTGTTTAATATCATATTCATTATTCATTTACAACTTTCTCCTGGTCTTTTTTATCTTCTTTTTGACCACTTTCTTGATTTTCTACTTTAGTATCGACATTTGTGTCGGTATCATTATCGTTCATTTCTAAATCATAGTTCACAGCTGGCTCTTCAATATCAATAATTCCCTGTTCCGCCTTTAACCTTGCAACTTCTAGTGTTTTCCACTCTTCGTCTTTGTCATCTTTGTATAATTCCTCAACACTTGCTTCAATTGACATTATTCCACCTTGTTTTCCTTTAGCAACTGTTTCAACTTGTGCCTCAAAAGATGGATTTGCATATTCTCCAAATTTCAATGATACATCAATATCCGCTGGAATAGGCTTTTTATCTATTTGAGCCTTTGATTTCAAAACCATATTTATAACTTTTGGTATAAAATCAGTTAATGTATCTATGATTAAACCTCTAGTATATAAAGTGGTCTTTTCTTTTTCCCTTTGTGCTTCAGCATTATCTAGTTTCTTATTATCAATTCCAAGCGTACTTGGACTAACTATCCCTTGTAAACATAAATCCAAAAATGTGATATAAGATTGTAAATAATTCTCTGTTGGAATTTCAGCTTGCTCTATGTCGATTTTATCCTGGTTATTTTCATTCATAGCTGCATCTGCTTTTATAAACTTGTTGTCGAATGGATTACTTTCATAGATGGCCAATGTTCCATCTTCTGGGTCTTTTGGAATCATACTTTCAGGAATATATTTTATTGCTCTGCCTGCTCTAACCGCTTCTACCCATTGTGAAATTATTTCATCCAAACTATCAAAAGAGTCATATTTTCCATCGAAAATTGACTCTCCTCTACCTTTATATTTTGCTGATTCGTTAAACATCAATGGCACTGCCCACATAACAGTTTTATCAAAATAAAGATTTTTTAATTTTGACAATCCTTGAACTGTCTTCAAAGGTACTTCTTTATCATCTTTTTTTAATACATATTCTATATACCCCATACCATAATGCTCTTCTAATAAATAAGTTGTATTGTTTTCTTCGTGAAATGATTTAAAAACAAGTTCTACTAAACGACCTCTTTTATATATAAAATCAATTTTTGAACCATCAACCCATTCTAATATTGCTTTATCAGAAATTTCTGGGTCATAATTTATTTTAATTGCACCATCTCCAATATATAAAGCCTCACCTAAAAGAGTCTTTATCATTTTAGTATCAAACTTATTTTCTTCATTGACAACTTTCCAATATTCATCCTCAACATCGTCACCACCATAATCAGTCATAACCGTATTTATAATTGTTTTTATCATAAGTTTTGGTAGTCCTGAATGTGATTTTTTCATTCTTATTTCTGCTGTTTGTGAAGCTCCCCAAAAAGTATCATCTGCATAAGGAAGTTGTCCATAAAATTCAGATAATTCTCTACTATCGCCTCTATACCATATTTTATTTCTTATGCAATTCGCTTGAAAATCCATATTTTCATTAACTACAAATGTTTGACCTTGTGCTGGTCTGATATCTAACCACGATTTAATCATATCTTTCACTCTTTCTCCAAATTTCATTTTCTTACTCCTATCTTATCTACAAAAGGAATCCAGCTATATTGACAACTATTAACCATGTGATCGTTTGCATCTTCTGGTTCATTGTCTTTGTCCTCTTTCCAGCTGTAGACATCTAATTCATTACAATAGTTTTCACAGGTATCAA